CTCGGACAGCCGATCGGGATGTTTCATTGCCCTCGCTGCGGCTGTATGGTCCTGGCAGGGATCGAGCACGGCGTCTGCCTGCCGAACCTGTGCCCGTTGCTGGACTCGCAGGGCGGCAATGCCGATCCGTCGTACGAGCATCCGGGCGAGCCGTTCGACTTCGAGATCGACGTGGAGGCCGCCCGACATCTCGGGCTGATAGGGCAGGAGGAAGCATGAGACCGCAGATGTTGTACGTCATAGGGGTTCCGTCAGATAGCACGGGATAGACGGCGAAACCGACGTGGCTCCTGTTCTTGCTGGTGGGGGCAGTAGCCATAGGCGCCGAGTGATTGGTTGCAGTTATGACAGAGGACGCGGAAGCCACTGGGGTAGCCTTCTTTCCGAAGGATGGCGTACAAGCTGCGTCCACCGTATTGAGCCCTATGCTTCCTTCCTCCGCCGTCGATATGGTCAAGCGAAAGAAACTCGTAGCGAGACTCGGAACAGCACGCACAGATGCGACCGTAGTGGCGGATCACTTCTTCGCGGTGACGGCGAGATTTCAGCCTCTCATACGCTCTTACCTCTTCAGCAAGGTCACCGGCGCGCAATTTGATCCCGTATGCTCGCATCTCGGCGAGACGTTTTTCTCTGTGGCGAGCATAGGATTCACGAACGAGTTGGCGAGATCTTCCGGGATTTCTCTCTCGCCATGCAGCCTGCATGCAGTTCTTGGAGCAGCGGCGGGCATCTCGATGTTTGGCAAGGAACGGTTTGTGGCAAACGTCGCAGATCTTTTCCATACACGGCATAATAGCCGGGGAGACTAAACATGAACAAACAACGTCCGCAACTTTTGTACATAGTCGGCGTGCCGGGAAGCGGCAAGACGACGCTCATGCAGGCGTTGACCGCCGATGCGACGCGGCATCTCCAGCAGACGGTGCCGTTCGGGCTGATTTGGCACGAATGGGGCATCAGGGACAGCGCCAACACGAACGGCGTATGGGAGCTTGGAGCCAGCAGGGCGGGATTCGGCGGAACCGATGCCCTGGGCATGAGCGTCCAGCCCAAGGTGGTTGAGTGGCTCGCTCAGCAACGGCCGGGCCGCGTGATCGCGGAGGGCGACAGGCTCGGGAACGGCAAGTTCTTCACGTCGGTGACGGATCTCGGCTACGACCTACGGATCGTCGTGTTGGAGATCAACGAGGACGTTGTCGCGCGGCGACGGGTATCGCGCGCGGCGGCGCTCGGCGTCAAGGAGCAGAACCCGACGTGGCTGAAGGGTCGGACCAGCAAGGTTGCCAAGCTGGCAGAGGCATGGCTGGATCGCATCAGGTTCATGGATGCCACGCAGACTCCGCAATCGCTGGCATTCCAGCTGCGCCATGACGAGCCGATTTTCGCGGGCCTGGGGTCGTAGCATGGCATTCCGGAGCGAGCTTCCGATACGGGCCATCCCGGTGGAGCACCTGCGACGGGCGGACTGGAATCCGAAGACAATTCGGCGCGACAGGCTGGACAGCTTGAAAGAGTCGATCAGGGATGACCCGTCGTTTATGTGGCGGCGCCCGATCCTCGCCATGCAGGATGGCACCGTGTACGCCGGGAATATGCGGCTGCAAGCCTGCGTCGAGCTCGGCTGGACGACGGTCCCGGCGCTGTTGGAGGATGTCCCGGAGAGCCTCGCGCGCCAGCGAGCGCTCCGCGACAACAACAGCTGGGGAGAGTGGGATGACGCGGCACTGACCGTGTTCCTGCGCAACCTGGATGCGGACGTCGATGTCGGCAACGTCGGATTCACTGACCGCGAGCTCGCTGCGATCATGGCTGAGGCGAAGCAGGAGGGGCATCAAGCACCGCAGCAGCGCCGAACCGACGATGAGCCAACGCTACTGGAAGACAAGACGTACGGGACCGTGACGCGCACGACGGACTACGGTCGGGGCGTGTTCGCGGACAACTTCATCCGACAGATCGTCCTGTACTTCGCAGGGCAGGACTACGTCGAGATGGTGGACATGCTCACGATGTTGCGGGAACACTTCGGGGTGGACAACAACACCGAGGTCGTCGGACGGATTGTGAGGGAGTACCATGCGACGCATTGTTCGCCAGTCGCGACCGATTGACCCGGCCGACTACCGGAAGCGCTCGGCGCGAGAGGACGACGTCAGCGAGATTGTGACCGAGTCCTTCACGCTGCATCATCCGGACGGCACGCTCCAGGTAGCCTACTTCGCGAGTGATGCCTGGGACGCCGAGCAGGATGCGCAGCTTGACGCGATCTTCGAGGCACTGCTGCGCATCAGGTACGAGAAGGGCACGCGGGCCGAGGGGCTCGTCAACACGAGCCGCGTGTTCGGCTGGAAGCCGCGCCTGGAGTTCAGACAGGACTTCTGTAGTGCAACGTCACTGGCCTACGAACAGCCGGGCGAGCACGCCATCGTGACCGGCGGTGCCCGGCTGGTTGGCGACAAGTACCGGGAGTTCAACCCGTACCTGTACGAGAAGCACGCCACGCTGACCGAGGCCGGCGTGCTGCCGGACTACCAGATGGAAGACGAGGTGTTCACGAGCGGCATCATCAATGAGAACAACCCGCTGAAGTACCACTTCGATCGAGGAAACTTTCAGGGCGTCTGGAGCGGCATGCTGGCATTCAGGCGCGACACCGAGGCCGGTTACCTCGCGCTGCCGGCCTACGATATGGCGGTCGGCATCGGCCACAAGAGCCTGTTCCTGTTCGACGGACAGGGCATCCTGCATGGCGTCACGCCGATCAGGATGCTGACGCCAGAGGCGAAGCGGTACAGCGTGGTCTACTACTCGCTCCAGAGGATGTGGGAATGTGAGGAGATCGGCGCGGAGGTGCAGCGTTCACGCCGCGTACGAACAGCACGGGAGGTTCAACGTGCCGAGCAGCGCCGAGGACAGGGCGGCGGTTGAGATCAAGGCGTACCCCATCGACCAGCTACGCGCGGCGACGGACAACCCGAGGTTCATCAGGCGCGACCGTCTGGATAACCTGAAGGACAGCATCGAGCGCGACCCGTCGTTCATGTGGCGGCGCCCGGTACTGGCGACGGCGGACGGGACGATCTACGCCGGTAATCAGCGCTATCGGGCCTGCCTGGAGCTCGGGTGGAAGCAGGTACCGGCCATCCTCAGCGACATCACGAAGCAGCTGGCCCAGCAGCGCGGGCTTCGGGACAACAACAACTGGGGCGACTGGGACGATGAAGCGCTCGTCGCGTTCGTCCAGGACATCGCTCGCTTCGACAAGGACGGCGCGGCAACGCTGGGGTTCACAGACAGCGAGATCCGCGCCATCCTGGCCGAGAGCGACGTCGCCGTCCAGCACCGAGAGCGCTCTCGATCCGACGACGACGATGACGACGACGATGACCAGGACGGCCTGCGCGTGCCATCGCAGACCGAGGAGGGCGGCTCGGTGTGGCAGGAGGGGACGATCAAGCAGATCGTGCTCCAGTGGCCGGCCGAGACGTTCAACGGCGTCCAGGAGAAGCTGGAGAGCCTGCGCGCGGCGCTGGGCGTGGACAACAACACGGATGCGGTGACGAAGCTGCTGGAGCAGTATTACGAGGTCGCCTTCGAGGACGACTCCGAGGGCGACGATGAGGACGACCAGGATGGCTAAGCGCGCCAAGGGCGACCGGACGGTGACCGTCGAGGATGTGCCGATCAGTCGGCTCCATCAGGCGGACTGGAACCCGCGTCAGATCAGCGACGAGCGGCTGGACGACTTGAAGGCCGCCATCACGTCGGACCCGGACTTCCTGTGGGAGCGCCCGGTGCTGGCGATGGCGGACGGCACCGTGTATGCGGGCAATCAGCGGCTCCTGGCCGTGCAGGAGCTCGGGTGGGAGACCATCCCGGCCATCATGGAGGATGTCCCCGAGGGAGTGGCGCACGAGCGGGCGGTGCGCGACAACCAGACATGGGGCCAGTGGAACGACGAGGTGCTGGCGACGCAGCTACGGGCGATGCCGCAGGAGGACCGCGCGTCTCTGGGTTTCAGCGACGAGGATATGGTGGCGATGCTGCGGGCGCTGCCAGACACACCCCCTCCACCGACGACCGAGGATGCCACGTCCGGCACATTCGTGGCGAGCCAGGACGGCGACCGTGGCAAGACGCCGGACCAGATGCTCGCCGGTTGGCAGCAGGGCGCGATTCGCAACATGGTGCTGTACTACCCCGTGGCAGAATACGAGCGGGTGTCGGGCATCCTTGCGGAGTTGCGCGACACCCTGAAGACCGAAACCAATGCCGACGTCGTGCTGGCGGCGGTGGAGTGGGGATATGCGCACCATTGTCAGGGCACCGAGGACGCTGGATCTGCGTGAGTACAAGTTCCGCCGTGCCCAGGAGGACGACGTGGGAGAGCTCGTCACCGAGTCGTTCACGCTGATCGACCCGGACAGCGGCGAGACCAAGGCGGTCTACTATGTGGACTGCTGGGACGACGACGAGAGCGCGCTGCTGGACGACATCTACGGCGCGCTCAGTCGCGTCCGCTACGACACGACGACCAGGACGCTGGGCCTGAAGACGACCAGCAGGATCTTCGGGTGGAAGCCGCGTGCGGTCATTCGGGGGGACTTCTGCACGGCGACCAGCATGGCGACCGAGCATCCGGCCGAGCACGATCTGGTGGTGCGTGGCGCCCATCTCGTCGGGCGCAGGTATCGCATGGCGGACCGTGGGCTTTACGAGCGGCATCAAGCACTGGCGAACGACAAGGTATTGCCCGAGTATCACCTGGAAGACGAGGTGTTCACGAGCGGGATCATCAACGAGAACAACCCGCTCGCCTACCATTTCGATGCCGGCAATTTTCGCAACGTCTGGAGCGGCATGCTGGCATTCCGCCACCAGACGACGCATGGGTATCTCGCCCTGCCGGCCTACAACCTTGCCGTCGCCATTGCCCACAAGAGCCTGTTCCTCTTCGATGGGCAGGGCATCTTGCACGGGGTCACGCCGATCAAGCTGCTGAGCGAGGATGCCAAGCGGTACAGCATCGTCTACTACTCGCTGCGCGGGATGTGGAACTGCGATCCGCTCGGGACGGAGCTCGACAGGGTGAAGCGGAAGCGCACGGAGCGGGAAAAGACGCGAGCGGCGATGCCCTCGCCCGTCAGGGAATGACCATGTCGATGGCAGCGGGCATGGCGCGCAGGAAGGGGCACCTCCTGCGCCAGGGCACATAAAATGGTTTTATGTGGGAGCGTCGATGCGTAAGGTCTACTTGGAGAGAACCCGCCCGCCGTACACCTGCGGCCTGAAGATGACCGACACGGACTACGTGGATGATCTCGTGGTCAAGCAGGCTCGGGTGAACGAGGCCGTCGATCGGGCGATGCAGCGGGCGGCCCGCGAGTATGGCACGTACCCGACCATCGTATCCGTGTCGCTGGTGCAGAACGGCGGCGATTGGGTCGTTGCCATCGCGACGACATAGGTGCAACCATGACAGGACTGCCGACAGGGACCGACCGCATCAAGGCGCTGGCGCGCGACGATCAGATCGTAGCCGAGCTACGGAAGCATGATGCCGTCCTCCAATGGCTCATCACGCTGCCGGATGCAGACTGGACACCGAGTCGGATCGGCTATGCGAAGTGGTTCCTGTCGGCCATGCACGCGCACATCCTGGTGTCGGATGCGCGCGTGGACGAATACCGAACGAGGGATGAGGATGGAAGCACTACCTGACCAGGGCAAGCAGCCGAAGCAAGATCTGTACGTTACAGAGTGGCCGGTGACCGCGATGTGGCAGCGGCGACGGACCGAGACCGATCCATCCTGGATGTCCTTCCTGGCATTCCTCAGCCTGATACCGGGCCAGCGGACCATCGCCAGGGCGCACGCCATCTCCGGGGGGAATACGGCGAACGGCGCGCGGGCGGCGGCGCCGGGCAGCCTGAAGCAGATGCAGCGCTGGTCGGCCATGCACAAGTGGGCCGAGCGCGCCATCGCATACGACCGCTGGAAGCAGGAACGGGACATCATCAACGACGAGGTGTCGCGTTCGGCCGAGACGGCGAAGTGGGCCGAGATCCGAGACAAGGAACGCGACGCTCAGCTGGAGATGGGGCGAGCCTTGATGGAGAAGGCCAAGGCGATGCTCCAGTTCCCGCTGGCCCAGGTTGAGCGCGTGACCCAGGTGTACGAGGACGGGCGGGCACGCGAGGTGCAGATCTTCAAGCCGGGGGCATGGCGATTCGGGGACATTGCGCGGCTGGTTGACATCGGCGCCAAGCTGATCCGACTGAGCGCCGAGATGGAGACCGATCGCAAGCTGATCGACCTGAGAATCGTGCGGGCCGAGGCGGAGGAGATCGCCAGGAAGTACGACCTGGACCCGGACGACTTGTTGGCGATGGCGGACCAGATCGCCGAGGAGCATTGGGGCGCCACGAGCGGCAAGTACGATACATTGGACAGGTTGGACGATTAGAGCGGCCTACGGGCCGCTCAGACGCTCTCAGAGGGCATTCCGTGGTACAGGCTCCGAACAGGAGACGTCAGGACTACTATCAGCCGCGAGGCACGAGCCTCCGTTCGTTGTCGGCCGACCAGCGAAAGGCACTGATCGCGCAGGCGACGGTCCGTGCGCGCGGGCTGAAGCGCAAGCAGGAGATCGAGGCCGGACGCGGCATCGTCATTCCCAAGAGCCCGCGCGAGTATGCCGAGCGCTACCGACAGATCGACAATCGGCCGTTCACGCTGGAGAAGCACGGCCCGCTGGAAGCGCTCTACGACGACCAGTCCCAGAACATCGCCGTGATGAAGCCGAGCCAGCGCGGCGTGTCGGAATGGGCGATCACGTACGCGCTGTGGATTCTGGACGTCGGCGCGCAGGCGCTCGATCTGCCGAAGGCCGGCCTGAACGTCGGGTACATCTTCCCGACCGAGACGGCGCTGCGGGACTTCAGCAAGGAGCGCGTGACGGGCATGAAGGGCGAGAGCGAGCACCTGCGCCAGATACTCGGCTCCTCGCCGTTCGATGGTATCGGCTTCCGACAGATCGGCCAGAGCTACTGGTACCTGCGGGGCGGCAACTCGGAGACGGGGCTGCTGTCCTTCCCGGCGGACATGATCTTCCGCGACGAGTACGACAAGATCCCGCCGGCGGCACGGGAGCTCGTCACGAAGCGCATGAACGCGAGCGAGTTCCGCCGACTGGTGGACATCAGCACGCCGACCCTGCCCGGCATCGGCATCCACGAGCGGTACCTCCAGAGCGACCAGCACGTCTATCTCCAGCAATGCCCGAACTGTCACGAGGAGAATCAGTACGACTTCTTCCGAGACGTGACGGTGGACGGCGTGCGGTACGACCAGTGGCGCTACTGGACACCCCAGCAGATCAGGCGGTGCGACGTGGCCCTGACGTGCCCGCGCTGCACCATCGAGCTCGACAAGAACGGCCGATGCGTGTTGGGCAGGTATGAGGCGAGGTTCCCGGAGGTGCGCGGCCTGCGCGGCTACCACGTCCCCGCATTGGCGTTCCCGTTCGTGAATCTGATGGAGATGGCCGTGACGGCGGTCAACCCGGACCCGACCGCCGTCGAGCAATTCATGCGCCAGGACATCGGCATCCCCTACCACTCCGAGGGGAGCGGGATCACGCAGGAGATGCTGGTGCCGCTGAGTCTGGATCTGCCGAACGGCCAGCTGCCGCCGGGGCCGTATGTCAGGCGGTGCGCGGGCATCGACGTTGGGGCACGCATCCACATTCGCATCAACGGCGAGAAACCCGGCGAGAGCAAGCCGTACGTCCTGTACATGGGCAGCGTGACGACGTGGGCCGAAGCGGACGACCTGATGGAGCAGTTCCGGATCCAGATGGCCGTGGTGGACAGCATGCCGGACATCCATGCGGCGGCGGATTTCGTGGCGCGGCACAAGGGACGGGCGGTGCTGGCCGATTATCCGACACAAATGAACGCACTGAAGGGCATGCTGTTCGCGCCGGAGACCAAGAAGGCCGTGCAGGACGGATTCGTGCGGGTCAACAGGACGATGGCCCTGGACAGGGTGTTCACGGCGGTGAGTGCCAACAGGGAGCACTGGCCGTCGCGCTACACGAACGACCCGGAGGTCATCGGCCACATGACGGCGATGGCCAGGGTCACCGCGATCGACGGGCGGGGTCAGGTCGTGGCCGACTGGGTCCGACTCAAGGCGGATCACTTCTTCCACGCATCGGGCTACGCGGCCGTCGCCAGGGAGCTCACACCGCGCATCATGCGAACCGGTCGGGTGCACAACGCAACGGCGAAGACGCAGATGCCGAGCGGCACGAATTACGTCCCACCGAACCCGTCGAGAAACGTCTAGGCTCGATGGGGCATAATGAAGTGCTCGAAACGGCAACGTGGAGGACGACGAGTGGTAACGGTAGCCCAGGTAGCAACGAGCATCGTGAAGCGCGATGGACGGGTCGTCCCGTTTGATCGCGACAGGATTGCCAGCGCGCTGGAACGATGCTTCGGAGGGGTTGTCCCGGGCGGAGCACCGGAGGAGGATGTCCGGGCATTGACGGACCGCGTGGTCAACATCGTCGGGGCGAAGGTTGCCGATGGTTGGCAGCCGACCGTCGAGGGCGTGCAGGACATCGTGGAGATGGTCTTGCAGGCGGCCGGCGAGTACGCGGCGGCGAAGCACTACATCCTCTACCGTGCGGAGCATGCCAAGCAGCGCCAGGAACGCCCGATCCCGGCCGAGGTGCAGGAGGCGTTCGACCTGGATGCGACGTTCTTCAAGACGCCGCTCCAGCGGTTCCAGTTCTACGACAAGTACAGCCGCTTCAGCTACGAGCACGGGCGGCGCGAGACGTGGATCGAGACCATCGACCGCGTCATCCGCCAGCTGCACGCACTGGCGGGAAGTCGCCTCGACGCCGAGACCTACGAGCGGCTGCGGCGCGGCATGCTGGAGATGCGGGCGATGCCGAGCATGCGGCTCGTGAGCATGGCGGGGCCGGCCTTCGAGCGCGACAACGCGGTGCAGTACAACTGCACGTACCTGCCCATCGACAGCATTGCGGCATGGTGCGAGGCGATGTGGCTCAGTATGGCCGGCTGCGGCGTCGGCTTCAGCGTTGAGCGCGACTACGTCGAGCAGCTGCCGAGGGTGCGGCGCCAGACCGGCAAACCGGCGGCGCTGCACGTCGTTGAGGACAGCAGCGAGGGCTGGTGCAACGCGCTGAAACTTGGCTGCGAGACGTGGTTCGGCGGCGAGGATGTCAAGTTCAACTACAGCCTCGTGCGGCCTCGCGGGTCCATCCTGCGGATCAAGGGCGGGCGGGCCAGCGGACACGAGCCGCTGCAACGGCTCCTGGACTTCACGCGGGCCCGCATCCTCACGCGACAGGGCACGACCCTGCGACCGATTGATGCACACGACATCGCCTGTGCGGTGGGAGGCGCGGCCGTCAGCGGCGGGGTGCGTCGGACGGCGATGATCTCGATCTTCGACTACGACGACCAGTCCATGCTGACCGCCAAGTCGGGGGATTTCGAGCGCGACAACAATCAGCGCTGGAACGCCAACAACAGCGCCGTATGGCCCGACCTGGAGAGCCTGACGCAAGAGCAGTTCATCGGGCAGTTCATGGAGATGGTGGCGAATGGGCGTGGCGAGCCCGGGATCTTCAGCCGTCAGGCGGCGCGGGAGCTCGTGCCGCGACGTCGGGACAACACGCGGCGATTCGGCGTGAATCCATGCGGCGAGATCATCCTCAGAGAATGGGGGATGTGCAACCTGACGACGGTGATCGCCAGGGAGGGGGACACGTTCGACACGCTCCGCGAGAAAGTGGAGCTCGCGTCGATCATCGGCACCATCCAGTCGCTCGCGACGAAGTTCCCGTACCTGCGCCCGCAATGGAAGGCGAATTGCGAGGAGGAGCGCCTGCTGGGCGTGAGCATCGGCGGGCAGATGGACACGCCGCTGCTGCACGGCAAGGACGGCGATGCGGTGATGCGCATGCTGCGGGCGACGGCCATCGAGACGAACTGGGCGACCGCACACCGGCTGGGCATCAACAGGAGCGCGGCGGTGACGTGCGTCAAGCCGGACGGCAACTCGTCGGTCCTGTTCGACATGTCGTCCGGCCTGCACGCGCGCTGGGCGCCGTACTACATCCGCAACGTGCGCGTCAGCGCGACCAGTTCGCTGGCCAAGGTGCTGCGGGACAGCGGTGCGCCCATGCAGCCGGAGAACGGCGACGATCCGGTCAACCCGCACACCTGGGTGGTCGGGTTCCCGATCAAGTCGCCGGACGGGGCGATCTTCCGCAACGATCGGTCGGCGGTTGAGCAGTGCGAATACTGGCTCCGCAACAAGTTGAATTGGACCGAGCACAACCCGTCCGTCACGATCACCTATCGACCGCACGAGGTGATCGACCTGATGAAGTGGGTCTGGGACCATCGCGACAAGATCGGCGGCATGGCGTTCCTGCCCAGCTTCGACGCCAAGTATGACCAGCTGCCGTCTGAGGAGTGCGCCCGCGCGACCTATGAACAGCGGA